GCGTGAAGGCCGCGCCCGCCGCGACGGTGGTGCTCCTGTCAAGCGGCTGGTCGCCCTCGACCTTCGTGCCGAGAGACTCGGCGGCGGCGGCGCGGGCGACGAGCATGTCGGCGACCGAGATCGGCCGGAACTGGATGCGGACGCCCGGCAGGATGTCGAGCCAGAACGGATCGCGGGATGGGGTCGAGAGCTTGAGCATGGATTTCTAGGCCTCCGGTGCCAATGTTGAGGAAACTTGTTCGCGGCGGCACTTGGCCACCGATGAGGTGTTCGATGCTGAGGTGGTTGCGAAGGAAGCGGGAACTCGAGCGACGCGTAGACGCCGAGATTGCGGAGCTTGACCGCCGACATGGCGAGCACGCCTACGGCGTTGCCTGTTCCCGCGCCCGGGAGCAGGTTCAGACGGAGGACGACCGCCGATTCAATCAGGCCGTCCGCCGCAAGATGGCGAAGCAGTTGGGGATCGAATACGGCCTCGATACCGCCACCCGATATCTCGACAAGCGTCAGTAAGACGCCACGTCATTCGTGAGAACACAGGTCGCAGCGCGGTTCAGAACCGGATCGATCGCGGCCTGGAATGCGAACGGGGCCTGCACGCCGCCCGGTCCCTGGATCTGCCGGTCGCCGCGCGGCAGGAAGACCCGGTGCGCCGTCCAGACCAGCAAAGCGGCCGCGCCAGCCGCCCAGCGGAACTGAAGCTCGCAAGGCAGGCGATTGGTCGCCTGATCGAGCAGGACACGGTCCTCGAAGCGGGTGGTGATGTTGCCGGTCAGCGCGATGATGCCCGGATCGGCATCGGCGATGCGCCCGTCGCTGCGGATCACCTCGACCGCTTCCAAATTGTTCGAATAGGTGAGTTCCGCCGAGATGACGTTGCCGAGCGCCACATTGTTGCGGCGGACCTCGCCCTGGAACTGGCCGAAGCGCTCCAGCACGAACTCGGTGAGCGTGCCGGACTGCGCCGTCGCGGCAATGGTCTCGCCTTGCGCCATGATGTTGAGCGAGGCGGTGAGCAGCCCGGACCGCTGCGCCTGAACCTGGAAGCTGTTGATGCGCGCGCCGTAGTTCATGCCGAAGAAGGGCACGTCGGGAAGCTGGACCTCGATCGACATCGAGGGCAGAGCCTGCGCGCCCGAGAACCAGGTGTGGCTGTTGGCGCCGCCGGATAGCGTCGCGCCCGACAAGGTGGCGCGCGTCGGCGCGTTCGTCGCTAGCGTTCGCGCGTTGCCGCCCGGTCCCAGCGCCTTTGCAGTCAGGTTGACGACCGCGCCAACCGCCGCGGCCGCGACGTTCGCGCTCGGATTGATGATCGCGGCGAGCACGGTGGCGGTGAGCGCCGCCGTGCCGCCAAGGTTGAACTGCTGGCCCGTCGCGCCAGAAGCGACGGCGGTATAGACCGTGCCATCGACCGTCACCGTGTCGTTGACCAGAAGGTTCGTTGTCAGCGTGACCGTTCCGGTGGCGGCGTTCGCGGCAACTGTGGTCGGCGCGCCCATCAGGCCGCGCAGCCAGACGCCGATGTTGCGGGTATCCACGGGAACGACGAGATCGCCCATGTTGGTGATCACGTCATAGACCGGCGCCAGCGGCTCGCGGCCAAAGCCGAGAAGTTCGCTGGCAATCAGGCCCTGTTCCTCGCCGAGGTTGACGGAGGCGAACGGCATGCGGCGAAAGCCGGTTCCGGGAGGTGTGCCATAGGTGCTTTCGAACACGGCGGCGAGAGCCGCGTTCACGCCGCGTGCGCGAGGCATGGGTCGTTCTCCATGTGGTGCAGTTGTAGAGGGCCGAGTGGGGCCGGAACGCCGTCACTCGGTTCCAAAGGCCCGAGCGAAGTCGGAAGGCCGTCATTCAGTTCAGCGGATCGGCGGTGGCGTAGGTCGCGACGATCACGACATCGGCGAAGCGGCCTGCCTGGCTGCCTGTGGTCTCGATGTCTTCGGAGTTTGGGGCTTCCGCCTCGATCCAATCGACGAGCCCGCCGAGCCTGCGGTTGGCGATGATCGCCGCACCGATCGCGGCAAGCATGCCGTCGAGCACTTCCTCGCGGGTGAGCGTCGCGCTTTCAAAGGCGGCGATCTCGACGGGAATGCGGTGTGTGTAGAGGTAGGACACCGGCGAGAGCGTGACGTCGGGCTCACCCGGATCGCCATCGCGGATCACGACCAGTCCTCCCGGCGGAATACGCTCCGGCTTGGCGAGATTGCGCTTCACCTCCGCGCCCGGCAGGGCAGCGGCGACCAGCGCCTTCACCGCGCCGAGGACGGTTTCGCGTTTCGAGGGCATGGTCAAAGAGCTTTCAGGATCGCGGCCAGTGCCGCGCGATCAGCGAGGGCACGCGCGAGGCTTGCCACTTGGCGATCGCATCGATGTTGAGCCGCTTGCGCAGCGCGACCTGGGGCACGAGCAGGAACACGATCACCGTTGAATGACCGGTCTTGCGCCTGTTCGCTGCCGCCAGTCCTCGCGTGTTGAGGCGGGCCGCATCGGCGACCAGCAGCGAAGGGCCGCGCTTGCGATAGACGAAGCGCAGCCGCATGCCGGTGCGCCGCTCCCAGCCACCGGGCGTGATGCGTGACGCACGCCCGTTCTGTCCTCGCCCACGCGCTCCAGCCGCTGGTGTCGGGATCGCCAGCCAGAAACCTCGCGCGGATCGGATCGTGACGCCGCGATCGAAGGCGTCGATGAGCTTCGGGGCTTTCGACCAGACGAAGGCTGCGGCCTCCACGCTCTCGCCGACCTCGGGGAACACCTTGCCCCGCCATGTGCGTGCGAGGCGGTCACCAAGTCCGGACGCAACGACATCCTCGCGCAAGTGCTCCTTCAACTCGGTTGACGCGTCGCGCATCGCGGAGGTGACGGCACGCTCGATATCCTGCTGTGTGCCCGCCAGCGCCTTGCGCATGTCGGGACTTTCGATGCTGAAGCGCATGGGATCAGACCTTGACCGCCTCGCAGGTGAGGACGAGCCCCACGGGATCGGATGAGGGCGTCCCGATGACTTTGAAGGCGTCCGCGCCGATCACGACCAGATCACCTTCCTCGATTGCCGCGGCTTCGGTCCTGCGCAGGTCGATGAGAACGGTCGCCATCAAGGCGCGGGACGCTCCGAACTCGACCACGGCATCCGGGCGGCGGCGGATGACGCGGACGGGAACACCCGGGCCGACGCCGCCTGCTTGCCACAGAGCATGCTCGCCAAGGTTCGGGTCCGCGAACAGGACGTCGAGCGCAGCACGAAAGGCCTCCACGGATTTCCCTTTCCTTAGGAAATTTCATGTCATATGGTTTCCTTAGAAAGGAGATGCCCATGACGTTCCTTTTGTCTGCCGCCGCCCGCCCGGAAGCTGGCCCGGTCGTCACCAAGGCTGTTCTTCGTGCCGCGGATCAGTTGGGCGTGACCGCCCGGATCCTCGCCACCGTCATCGGAGTCAGCGAGGCGACGGTCTCGCGCATGAAGCGCGGAGAATTCGGTCTTGAGCCTGGGACGAAGCCGTTCGAGCTGGCGGTGCTGTTCGTGCGCCTGTTCCGCTCCCTCGACGCGATCGCGGGAGGTGACGCCAGGGTCGCGGCAAGCTGGCTCGTCAATCCCAACACCGCTCTCGACGCCCAGCCGATCGAGAAGGTGCAAACCGTGAGCGGACTGGTCGATGTCATCGCCTATCTGGACGCGCGTCGCGCTCTCGTCTGAGTTCCGTCGCCTCGACGGCGCGTGCTGGCGGCTCGTCGAGGCCCAGACCTACGTCTCGACACTGAAACTGACCGACACGCTCGCCGAACAGTCCTTGCTCGAAGACCTGATCGAAGAGACAAAACCCGCGATCCCGCCGGACTGCCGCGATCTTGATTTTCTGCTGGCGACACCGTTCCGCTATGGCGCGATCTATCCGACAGGGTCCCGCTTTCGGCGCGCAGGGCGCACGCTCGGCGTTTACTACGCGGCTGAACACCCGACGACCGCTGTCGCGGAGATGGCGTTCTACCGGCTCTTGTTCTTTACCGAGTCGCCTGCCACGCCTTGGCCGTCTGACCCTGCGGAATACACGGCGTTCTCGGCTGCGGTCTCGACCGTGCGGCTGCTCGATCTGATGAGCGAACCGCTCTCGCACGACAGCGTCCTCTGGACGGATGTCACCGACTACGGTCCTTGCCAGACCTTCGCTGACACTGCCCGAGCGGCGGACGCTGACGTGATCCGCTACCAGTCGATCCGCGATCCGGATCGAGGCGCAAATCTCGCGATCCTCATGTGCCGCGCCTTCGCAAGGCCCGCACCGGTCGACCGGCAGATCCTTGAACGACAGACTTGGCGCATCCGCTTGAGCCCGTCCGGTGTTCAGGCCTTGTGCGAGTTCCCCCGACAGGGCCTTGAGTTTCCGCGTGGAACCTTCGCCGCCGATCCGCGGATCGCGGCCCTGAACTGGGACCGGGGCGACCTTTAGGCCACGCCGTTCAGCCGAACACGACCGATCGTATCGTTGGCCCCGCCTGCCACGGGCTCGGTCGCAGCGCCGATCAGGGTGTTCGATGCGATCACGGTCGTTGCGAGGCGGGCGGCGTTGTCCCAGTAGACGCGCACGCCGACAGCCCATGCCTGGGAGGGGGCTTTTCGCAGTTCGACCACGCCTTCGGTGAGGGCTTCGACCTCGGCGCTGAGGGCCGCCGATCCGGTCGCGATGCCGAAGATCGCGCCGGCCAGCAGTCCGTCGCCGGAGGCCACGGCATAGGGGGCGGGAAGAGTGATGGTGTTGCCGGGCTGGATGGTGCCGCGCATGGGAGTTCTCCGAATGTGTCAGGTTTTGCGGTGAGCTTCGGTCGCGATCACGCGCCGGGATTGCGGTAGAGGCCGCGCCAGTCGATCGCCTTCGCGCCGAAGTCGAGGCGGCACTTGATCTCGACGCCGTCGACATCGAAGCCGTTGCGCGTCTCGATGGTGGCGCCTTGTTGGCCTTCGAGATAGGCATACTCGATGGTGTCGATCTGGCCGGGGTTCGCCGCCAGATACCAAGCGGTAAGGCTCGCGGCATCGAGGCGAGGCTCGGAGATCGGCGTCAGGGTTCGGATCGAGGACGGGACCACGTTGCCGGTCTGGGCCGGCACGAGGTTTTGCGCCACCAGCTGCTCGGCGGCGAGTTCGAGCGATGCCGGCACGATCAGATAGGCGGGCCGGACATTGAGGATCGTCTTCCTGTCGAGCCCTGTCTGCCGGGCCATGGCCGCACGCGCCGCACCAATCGCGGTGACGCTGAGCGCGGTGGCCGGGTTCGCCAGATTGCCGTGGTTCTGGTGGAACAGCGCGATGGAGTCACTCATCGCGGCGTTCGCCAGGATGATGCCCCAGACGACATCGCTCTCCAGCGTGGCGATCGCCGTGCCATACATCGCCGGAATGCAGGTGAAGGCGTCGAGATCGTCGTTGATGAGGACCTGCCGCGTGACCGCAACGACCCGCCCGTAAGTCTCGACACGATAGCTCTCGCGCCCTTCGGCCAGGGTGCCGCGCTTGAACTCGCCGCCTTCGTTGACCTTCACAAGCTGCGGCGCTTAACCGAGCTGGACACGGTGCATCGCCTTGGAGTCGGTCGCTGCTACCATCCGGCAGAAGGGAACGTAGGTGCGCGGATAGGCATCATAGGCCTGCCGGAGAGTCTTGCCCGTCACGGCGGCGAGGACCTCCGGAAAGTCCGAAGTGGAGTGAAGGGCGCGCGTGGCGATCTCGTCGCGGGACAGCCCGCGCACATTGACGCCCGCGGATGCCAGGAACTCGCGGGCCAGTTCGATCAGGGTCAGTCCGCGATATTCCCGCGCCGGTTCGCTCAGCGGGAAGAGCGTTGGCGAATGACGGTGCAGCAATGCGCCTGCGACCGCCTCGCGGCGCGTGACACGCTCGTCGCGCCCGCCCAACGGGCTTGCGGCCTGCGCGAACACCCGCGTTTCGTCCACTGTCGAAGCAAGCGTGTCGAGGATCTCACGGCGGGCATCCTCGATCGCGACACCACGCTTCACGAGGTCATCCGCAAGGGTCCGCTTGAGGCCAAGTCGAGCCTGCAGATCGAAGATCGCAGAGACGCGGCTGCGTTCGGCATCGCGCGCACGGGCTGCGATCGCGTCGGGATCGAGCTGCGGTTCGGGACGGCGCGCCGGAAGTTCCGGCGCATCGGGACGAGCTTCGGTGTTGGCGCTCTGCTCAAGGGTTTCGGGCGTGTCGGCCATGGCTGTTTTCTCCTCGATGGAAACGTCGGCACGGTGGACGACGCAGGGGTGAAGGGGTTCGTCGGCGCGGAAGCCCGCCGCCGGATCAGCACCGATCGGCACTGCGGAAATCTCGAACGGCGTCCAATCGACCGCGCGCCACAGCTCGGGCGCGCCGGCCTGCTTGGTGACCTCGAAGCGATGGACTTGGTAGCCGATCGAGACCGCCCGGATGTGCCCGGCCTCGACGTCCTTCCAGAGCGGTTCGACCTCGGCGCGGTCGGAGAAGCGAACAC